ATATATCGTGTATCTGTATGACAGAAGTATTCCCGGCATTCGTGGCATAGTTGGCAGTTGCGACATATCCCGTAACCGAGCCCACTGCGATATTATACGTCCCGAGATTAACCGCGCCCGTCGCGCCTGTGTATGGCACTTTGCCGTCCAATGCAGTCTGCAGGCCGTTCGTCTTCGCGATCGTCAGGTCAGCGTCGGCGATGCTCAGCTTGCTGTACACGATGGCCGCTGCCGCCCCTATGTCCGCGTTCACGATGTCAACACCCGCGGGGAACCGGCTGTCGTCGCCGGCCGCCAGGCTGCTCGCCGCCTGGCCCACTATCCCGTCAACCTGCGTGTACGCCAGGTCAGTCGCCAGTTTAGAGGTGTCCAGCAGACCAGCCGCCGTAGTTATCTGGTTGTTGCCCGAACCAGCAAATATCACGCCGTTCACGTCTATGTCCGCCGTTATGGCGGCTGAACCAGCTTTCACCTCGTAGTCCACCAGCAGCCCCAGCGGACCTTTTATGGTCTGCGACGAGGTCCACGTGTTCACGCCGGCTAACGCCGAGTATGAAAGTGTGTTCGTAGACCATTGGAATAGATAAGAATTGGAACTATATGCTACCCCTGTTACCTTTGAGGATGATAATGTGTCAAGCCATATCGGATTACTGTAAATATTCGTGATGTAGACGGCTGTGGTTAGTGCCACCCACATAGCCCCGGTGGATACGCCTATAGCCGCTGTGGACGTGTCTAACGCTTCAAAGCGGGTTGTGAATTCCGCGTCAGTCTGGGCTAAAGCCTCCGTAGACACCGACAGCGTTGCCGTGGTTTCACCTATTGCGAAGTCGGCTATGATTCTGTCTGATATCTCGGTGGCGATATCTTCTGTAAGCGTAGTGGTGGAGGCGTCCAGTTCATCTATTTGCACCTGTAGCGCACCCGTACTAATCTTGAGCGCGGCAATAGCCACGGCCTGGGTCCCGGTGCTGGTTTTCACCCCGCTTGTGGCTTCGTAGTAGTCTCTCTGGTTGGTGTACGGATTCTGCTTCCAATCGGCGTGAGCACAGGCCGGCAGTAAGAGCGCGAGGATTAATGCTTTCACAAAACCCCCAATTCACCTGCCACTTCAAGACCGACTATCTCAAGGTCGTCGTTTAGGGTATACAGCGGGGATTCGGTAAAGTCGAACTGGATGAACTTGCCGGCACCTTCTATGGGCACCCGGACGAAGTTGAACACAGCGTCGTTAGTGGTTATAGCGGAAATGGAGATGTCCTGCTGGTTGAAAGCGGCCACGTCCGCTACCGTGGTGTCGAAACCCACAGCCCGGACTTTCAGGGTAATCGTTGCCGCCTTAGTGGAAGCCAGCCGGAGAATCATCTCCTGGAAATACATGGCGTCGGCCTTAGTCACGGCCAGCATACCCGAGGTCCAGCGGTACTCCGGCGCTACGCCGTTGAAATTGTAGGTGGCTGTGGATGGGTCGAACTCGAACAGGTAGTCGTAGCCGCCCATGTAAACGTATCCATCCGCGGTCTGGAACATGGACAACACCTTGGATACGTCGTCGTCCGATGGAATCACCATCCGGGACCATGCGGACTGCCGGTAATTGTAAACGAAGATCGTGGTGCCTATCAGGAACATTATCAAGCCCAGGGTGGCGTAATGCGCGGAAGCGTAGACTTCATCGGTGTTCGCGTCAATGGCAGCTATAATGTCAAGGTCAATGGCCTGGGACACGTTATCAATGTTGAGCGCCCCGGCCGTCAGGACTTGCTTGAGGCTCTTTATGCCTTTGTTGGTCAGGAAATAAACGTCCGAGCCTACGGTTATTATCGTGTTAGCCGCAAGAAGGCCCATGTCCGGGATATTCTGGTAAATAACGAAATCGCCCTCAGCCGTGGGATCAGTGCCGGAATAAACCACGATATGATTCTTCATAAAGAAAATCAGGTAGTTCATCACCGAAGCAATATCCACCAGTTCGTCACCTTCTGCTACCACATAGCGGAGGTCAATATAGCCTGACCCGTCGCTTACGAAGTCGGTGGGAACATTGAGGACGCTGTAATAAATGGTTTGCTTGTCGTCACCGATAAGCCATAGCCGGCCCTTATAGGTGTAGGATTTTCCAAAGCGCACAGTCTGGTCTACAGGTATGGTCCACTGGTCGCCCAGGGTGTGCCCGTTTATCGCGCCGAACTTAAACTGGACTCCGGTGGTGATTGTCTGATAGGCCCCGGTGATAGCGACTCCTTCCGTCCAAGCGCCGGCATCAGTCCGGTATTTTACCGTGTCCTGGGCAGCGGTTATGGCCCATGAGTCCGGGGTAACGGCGAGGGTGTGCCCGGTGAAATGCGTAAATTCAATAACCATGCCTTCCTTGAGGGTTATCGCTCCCGAAGTAATTGGGACAGTCTCGGTATAGGTCTCCGCGTTCTTGCGCCACTTGAAAGTGTCCGGGGTAGTTGCGCCATCCACTTGCCAACGGATTGTATTGTCAACCGTATTACCAACATCAATAACGAAGGCTATACTGTAATTGGCATCTATCTCGTTGTAAGTCGGGTGTAACGGGCAGGTCGTTTCGGCTGACCATACTCCGCCGTTTTTGCGCCATTTAAATGTGTCTTTTGTGGATGAGAAGTTGCCAATGTTATTGTAGGTGTGAGTTTTTATAATCCCACAATAGCTTGACATTAGACTATATAGGTGTTGATTTTTGGTTGCTTGTATGAGTCCAGCATAGTTTCTCCCTGTGTTAACATTTGTTTTAAATGTCGCTAGTGCCGTGTATGCTGGATATAATGCCAGAATAGTTGTGCATATGGCGATAGCTGAATCCGCAGAGGCTATATAAGATGTGGCACTAGCGTAAATCGCGTCTTTGTTGAGTTCTGCTGAAAACGCGGTTTCTCCAAATGCATCCATAGTCGTTGCTTGTGTTACCATGTTGGCTATAGCAGCCAATAAATTTGTATGTTGCGCGGTTGTGAAATAGCTTTTAACTGTTTGGACCTCATAATAATCAGTGTCTAAATGGCCCGTTGTCACTGCCGCTTTCAATTTAAAAACTGTAAGGTCGGAACCAGCGGTAGCAGTAGTGAGTGCTACGTCCGTCACTTCGGTTCCGCCATTGAGATTGTATTTTACGGTGTCCTCAGACCCCGCAGAATCTATCTCCACGTCAAATGTGGCCGCGTCGCCCCCGGTGTAGGCGGCATCGTCAATCGTGAGGTCGTCCAGTCCGCCGGACCCGCCATAGGTAGCGGCATCAGCCGCTACGCCGTCAATGACGATATCGTAAGTGCTGGCCCCGCTTGCCGTGACATTGGGGACCATATCGTTAAGGCCCTCGCCATCAAACTCCACGGCGCGGACGCTGAACGGCATACTCAGGTTTCCCAAGGTGGTTCCGTCGTATGACACAGGCAGGTCGGAGCCATTGGAGGCCACTATAAGGTCGCCTATCTGGGAGAGGTAAATTGGCGCTGTGCTGGTGAATGTTTTTATGGATGTCAGGACCCCGCTGTTGAGCCGGTATAAGCAGCCGGAGGTCCCGGACAGGCCTCCCACTATCTTTATCGAGGTTCCGTCCGACTTGTTGAAATCTATGCCGGTGGTGAGTTGTGCGCTGGCTACCTGTGCGCTGATAGCCGAATAGCCAGGAATCTTGCAGATATGACCGGCAGCGTTTATGAAGAAGTTTTGGAGAAGCCGGCTGTACTTTGAGGGGGTGGAGAGCAGGGGTGCGGAAGTTACTTCCCCGCCGGAAACATTCTCAAGCGATATTTTCCCTTTTCTCATAGCGCATACCTATACCTCGAAATCCCCGGTATTGGCGTGGGATTCCGTTGAAGATGCGCGGTCAAGTGCGGCTTTGAATATCCCTGACTCCACCGAGGTGTCCCGGCCCATGCCGCTCTTTATCATGGCAAGGACGCCGTTCTGTACCACCAGGGGGTTGATTACATATTCCGTAATAGCCGTGAGTTCCTTGGGGGCCTTTATCGCGCTGTAGTATACCTTGTAAACGTCGTCCGGCGGGGGGGTGAACTCCACTATGGGGTAGCCGTGGTCCCGATTGGCTATGCGCCAGTATTGCGGTTTGCCAGTGGTCTCGGCGGCCTCAAATCCTAAAGCAAGGGACTTAAATTCGTCGTAACCCTTTTCCACTATCGTGTTCCCGTCTTCGTCCCGGATGCCGTCTATCCGGTCAATGGTGTCCACATTCACCGGGGCTAACCGGTATAGGGTGCGCTCGTTGTCTATGGTGAAATGACCGTCTACCCTCATGTGGTCGAATATGTTTTCCGAGGGGAAAATCACCATCAGGATAGCATTTATCTTGGAAAGTATCTTCTTCGCCATGCTGTCGGTGAGCGCCGACGAACTCGGCAGGCCAAGGTCAACTTGGACGGCGTTTATAATCTCAAGGACGGTCTTTGACTTCGGCGGATAGACCTCTTTGGTCACAGTGTTATAATCAGAGTCGGCAGTATCTATGACGAAAATATCGTACAGCCCGCCCTTGACCGGGGTGAGACCCCCACTCGCAGTATAGAAGCCCTTATAGGTGGAATCCTCGGTGAAGGATATCCGGCATGCCGCCACAACAGCGGCCACCCATGTTGAGTTTATTTCGTCCCAGAAAAGACTGGTCTCAAGGTCCTTGATTATGGCCTTGAGTGTCTTGCCCGTAGGCGCTCTATACGCGAGTGGGTATGCCATTTATTTCACTACCGTCGGCCTCCCGGCTATGATGGGTACCTCGTCCGCCGGCGCCGGCTTACTGCTGACCGCGAACCGGTCGACATCGTTGGTCGTGACTTCGGCCTGGCTGGACTTGGTGGGGTCGGCTTTGACCGTGTATTCCCGTATCTTGGCGTTGTCCAGTATCCCCATAAGCGCGGCCGGCACCTTAGTCCAGATGTCCCGCGGCACGTTCCATATCTTTCCGTTGAGGCCGATGGGGACCGCGTGTTTGTCGCGATCAGTGGAGTTTATCTTTATCATCACCATGCCGTCGCGCTTCACCATTTCAGCGGTCACGGCCTGGGCGTTGGTCGAGGTAAGGGGAATGTTCCTTATTTCCTTGTCGCTGGCCTTGGCGAGATTCACCGGCGGCGCGGAGAGTTCCGTGTCTTCTATCGGGCTGTCGTTGGTCATTTTGGCTCCTTACTGAGTAATTACCGAAATCTGTGGAAAAACCCCCCCGGCCGAAACCGGGGAGGGTTTACAATCCACTTTGCCGTTTACCGGAACGCCGTGAAGTACAGCACGTCCGCAGCCGTGTTAAGGGTCGTGTCCACCCCGATTATGAAGCCCGGGGCTTCGTCAGCGTCGCCGGCGAAGGGGCTTATCGCGTCGGCCGCTACCAGGGTTTTGTCCCCGGCGGTCACGCGCAGATTCGCGGTGCCGTCGTCCATGTTCTTGTTCCACTCGTAATCTGACACGTTGGTGACGTGGTTTATGAGAACCTTGGAAGGCACGAAGCCTATCGAGATGTTCGCCAAGGCCGCCGGGTCAGCCAGGGTTATTTTCCCCGTAACGTGGTCGTTGGCGTTATGCGTGTCGTCTATCACTATCGTTAATGCTGATGCCATTTTGTATTACCTCTCTTTTGGGATTCTGAAAGCCGGTGGCCCATATTAGAGCCACCGGCCATTACCAGGCTTGGCTATTTAGCCCCGCGCCGCGCACTCGACCCTGACCATCCAGGAATCGTTGAGTATCACGCAGCCGTTGTAACCTTTCCAGCCCTGCGAACCCCTCTGGGCCAGCGGGTCGCTGTCGGAGGGCTTCGGGTTGTTGATAAGCGTCTCCATGGCGTTCATGCCGGCCAAGGGAACAACGCCGTAAGCGTCCTTTCCGAAGACCAGGATGGGGTACACGTCAGCCGACGTGCCGGTGGTGGACAGAGTGGTGTAGCCCTGACCCGCTTTCGCGCCGCCGCCGTCGTCCCACGGTTCGCAGTTGGTGTCGCCCACGAAGCGGACTTTGCCCACGGAACCGATTTCGCCGGGGATCATGCCCATGTTGGCCGCGTATTCCGACACGTCCTTAAACCCTTCGCACCTTTCGATGTCGGGGCGCAGGTCGGTGTGGCAGGCCGCTATGAAGGCCGAGGGGATGGGGTAGGTGTTTATCTTCGCACCGCCCTGTATCATCTCCTGCAAGTTCTTCGCCTTCTGACCTTCGAGGGTCCGCACGACCGTCCGCATGATATCCCGGGTTATAACCGAGTTCACGCTGGTCCGGGCGGTCCCGTTGGTGTATATGACGTTGGTGCCGGCCTTGAGGACGCCGAAGCGCATCTTGTCCATCAGCTCGTCGGCCTGTTCGCCCAGGGCCTCGATGTTGTCGTTCAGGATGGGGTCGTCCACCGTGTCCCGCATGACGTCGTTGTACTTGATGAAGTCCCCGTACTGGTACAGGGTGCAGGTGTAGTCCGTGTACGTCCGGGTCTTCCCGGCCGGGGTCACGCCTTCCTGGATGGCTACGGGCGTGGAGTCCAGCGCGGCGTAGCGCCGGAAGGTGATGGTCAGCGATTTCTTCTTGGGCAGGACGCGGTGCTGGCCCCATCTGCCGAGTACGTTGTTCGCCACCGCTCTTTTGAGCAGTTTGAGGTCTGCGTAGGCCGTGGTTCTGGGGGTGATATCTGAGATGATCATTTTGGTGTCCTCTTATTTTTTGTCTTCTTGGGCCGCCAAGAACTCAAAGGCACCGTCCCGGTCGTTGGGGTCGAGTTCCTCGAATTTCGTGGCTTTGCCTGCGTTTTTAGACCCGGAGCCGCCGCCGCGCATGGATGAAAGGTTCTTTTTTATGCCCTCTTTCTTGGCTTCTTCCGCAAGTTTGGCTTCTTCAGCGTCGCCGCTGGCCGCGAACTTCTTGTAGGCCGTCAGGGAATCGCAAATATCCTCGGGGTCTATGGAATTCATGGCCGCGTACTGTTTGGCCGGGCTTTGCTTCTCTACCCAGGCCATGTACTCTTTACTCCAAGCCACCTTGCGGAAGTCGGGGTGGACCTTTTTTATCTCAGGTTCCACTTCGGCCTCGAAATACGCCCTCTGTTCGGCTAGTTTGGTTCCTTGTTCAGTAGCCTTTTCAAAGTTACTCACTTTGCCGGATAAATCTGAAATCGTCGTCGCAAGGAGGTCCAGCAGTTCTTTCTGCTCTGGGTAGTCTTCCGTGACTTTTGCTATCTGTGCATCAAGATTTTTCCGTAGGTCACTGACAGAATTCTGGGCTTTTTTAACCTCTGCATCACTCGCACCGCCCTTTTCTTTCTTTTTCAGGTCCGCGAGTTCCATTGAAACCCGCGTAAAGGCAGCTTTCGTGTCTTTCAGGGCTTTGGCTATGCCGGTTTTGTCGCCGCCGGGCGCCTTATCGCCATCCTGTTCCGATTCCTCGGTCTTGGGTTCGCCTTCGCCTGACGCTTTTTTTTCCGCAGCCGGGTCAGGATATTTTTTCTTTTCCTCTGGCTTGAGGTCCGCGAGTGCTTCTTCTTTGACTTCCGGCTTTGCTTCCGGTTTCGTGGGTGCCCCACCTTCTGCCAGCTTATTGAATTCTTCCTGATACTCCTTGCTGTTTTCCGAGTCGTCTTTCTCAGTCTCCATTGTGTCTCCTTGGGCCGGGGTCTCCGGTAGTCCAAAAATCATTATATTTATAGCAGACTGTTACTTGCTTGTCAAGGGATATCTGCTTTGGGCGGGTTTTCCGCCAGCTCGATTTGCTCCAAAACCTCCTTGAGTTCGCGGGCGGCTCCCTGTGCCCGCAGTAGTTTATCGTGGTCGTCCGTATCCATGCACTCCGCAAGCCGGGACTCGGCGCGCTCTGCGAGGATTTTCTTGATATCTTCGATGTCCATTTATTGCTGCCCCTCAGATCCTTGGGGTATAGGCACCGGCTGGCCCGGCGCCAGCAGGCGGCTCGGGTCTGGCTTGACTCCCGCGGCCATAAGGACCTGGCCCTGTTCGAAGGGTGTCAGTCTTTCAAACAGCTTTTCAAGGCTGATTTCCGGCTTGGCCTCGATTTGCTTCTGGTTCTGGCGCTCGGCCATCATCTTCTCAATTTGCTGGATTTCACGCTCAGTCCGCACGAATTTGGACAGTCCGAGCTTATCCGCCATCTGGATAATCAGTTCGCGCCGGCGGATTATCATGTCGTCCTGGGGATTCTGCGTGATTTGCAGGAACTTTATCATGTTCTCGACTATGAGTTCCTTGGCTATAAGCGAAATCGTGCCGGTCGCCACGGCCTTGAGGGGGATATTGAATTCCTGGGGGTACTTGTTGAGCATTGAGAACAGCGCGTCCATCCGCATTACCACCGGCTCGGTCACGTTGGCGTCTATGTTGGCTAAGAACGGCTTGAGGTTCACGTTGGCCGCGCCCATTATCATGCTGATACCCTGAGCTGTTTTGTTCAGGTACGACGCCTCGCCGGTACCCTGCGTGTATTTGGGGATTCCGGTCTCGTTGTCAGCCATTTCCAGGAAGAACTGAATCATCTCCCGGAGGCCGCTGGTGGTATCCGTGAAAGTGAGATTTTCTATAGCGTCTTTTACGGTAGCGTTGCCCTTTAGGTAGAAGGTCTTTCGGGGATATATGGTCGCGCTGCCTGTCTTTTGCCAGTTTATCTTGTCGTCGTGGATTGCCAAACAGCCATTCCCCGACAAGGCTTTATTGTCCACGAACATCCTGGCCCCGGAGTTTATCATCATCTGCGAATCGTCCATAAGTCCGGCTATGGAGTTCTTGTAAACGCAGTTGGGGATTTTCTTGGCACCGAAGACCATGAAGTTCCGGTAGCCGAAATAGTTGAAATTGGCTTTTATGATGAAGTTGTTGCCCGCCAGTACGCATGCTACGATGGCTTCCACGTCTTCCTCGTCGTCCAATCCTTCGGGTAGATTGGCACCGAATTCCTTGAGCATCTTCACCGGAACCAGACCGGAGAACTCAAGAACGGGGATGCGTCCGTCCTTAATAACCTCGTAGCCCATGAACTTATCACCCAATTTTAACTGAGTGCGGTCGTCGTCGCTGTCGGGGATAGTGCTTTTAATAGTCTCTATTTGCGCCACAGCCAGCTTCATCTGGTCTCTATCGTAGCCGGGATCGTCCGCAAGCTCACGGAATTCCTGGGGGAGCATCCGCTTATAGTGGATTTCGCCCACGGAGTCTTTGGGCGACTTAGCGTTCACGTCCACATAGTAGTCCCAGAAGGGGACGGTCTCAAAGATGTATTTCTCCACGTTTTCCAGCGTGACCATGTACGGGGACATGGACGGGTCCAGTTCTTCCGCAGGTATACCGTTTATCATGCGACGCTTCACTACGGGCTGGCGGACGTTTATTAAAATCGGGCCTTTGATTATGGCGGCGGGGAATATCGTGGCGTCCAGAATGGCGTCGTCCCGGGTGTCGGAGAACTTTATGAACCGGAGGTACTCGCTGATATACTTCTTTCTGTAATTTGCGGCGTTCTCAAGGACTTCCGGCGGGATATTGCCGTAGTCCAGGTTTTCAAGGCATTGGAAATCGAAGGGGGTGTCCGGCCCGAGCGCGTCTATGACCTTGGCGTGGGCGGTGTAGCATTTCTGCTGAGTGATTTTTATGAAGACGCGGGAGCGGTTGCCCTCGCCCTCCTTGTTGCGCCAGGTCTTACTGTCCTGATACTGGCTGAGAAAATTATTCCACCATTCCTCGGCCTTGTCTTCGTATGGCTGGCGGCCGGTTTTGAATTCCTGGAAAATGTCGGTGACGTACTGCGAGAGGTCGGCGCCTTTTTCGGAAGGCTGTTCGGAATCGGTAGGGGGTATTATTTCCTGTTCCATTGTTCAATGTATAGCAGATTTATGGTTTATAAGTCAAGGGGTCAATATCCTGCCACCGAGTCAATGGGCCGGAATTCATCTCTCGGCTGTTCTTCATCAACGTCCCGGTTGTAATCAGCTATGGGTTGGGCGAAAGTCATTATATGGGCGTCGGCTATGTCGGGGCTTCCGTTTTTCTCGTCGCCGCCGTTCTTTCTGAGGCGTTCCCGCATTTCGTCCTTGGACTCTATCTTGGTCTTTGCACCCTGTAGCCAGAACTTCGGGGTACACAGTTCGCCCACCAGGTCTCCGTCCTCATTGTCCCAGAGGTTCCCACGCCCGGATTCAAGCCAGTCGCGCATCTTCCCCCAAAGCTCGTCCCTCAGCCGCATATAGCGGTCGGGGAACTCCATGGAGAATGTCTCCGCGCTGTTGACCGGGATTACGGGGTAGCCGAGTTGCTTGAGGCGATCGAATACGCCGGCCCCCACTCCGATAACGTCCACGAATATCGTTTTAGGCTTGTCCTGGTCGGCTTCCTTGGCTACGGCAGCCACGATTTTCATGGTATCGTCGAAGCGCATAACCTTGTATGGCAGGAATTCGTCGCCCCGGCGCTTGGCTATCACGCTACGATCCCGGTTGAGCGACCGCGCCACGTCCACGCCATAGACCAGTTCGTAGTTCGGCTGGTGGAAAACCGCCCGGTGGCGGGCCGCGTCCGCCCAATGGAACGGGATATAGGTGTCTTCCTCGGAGAACGGGAACTCGCCCTGGCACCGGATACGGTACACATTGGAGTCCACGCCGTACTTCTTGGCTGTCCGGGCCACATACCGTTGGACCTGCGGCAGCAGGATAGGCAGGGTGATATTCAGGCAGGACCGGGTAAAGGTGGTATAGAACTCCCGGTCGGTGTTAAAACACCGGAAGAACTGCCCGCTGCGCTTCGTAGGGTTGCCAGCGAGGATGGTTTTGGTCTCAATGGTGCCGGTTGCGGCCTCAAGGACTTCGACCGCGGCGTCCGACACACCGGAGGCTTCCTCTATTATCCGCAGGACGTAGGGGCCATGGAACCCTTGGAGGGCGTCGGTATTTTCTTTGGTGGCTGTCCGGGCCGCCGCGAACCACTCCGGGGGGTTCATCAGATTACAAATCGTCTCTTTCTTCCATTCAAGGTTATTGGCGAACATCCGGCCAATGTCGTTGCGGCGCATCATACCAATCTGCTTGGACATCTCGGCCCAGAGGATATCTTGGAGCTGGTGCTTTGACGGCGCCGTACAGGGGATACGGCAGTTTGGCCGGGTACTGAGGTAATGCAGGGTGGCTATGGACAGGTCGGTGGTCTTGCAGGTGCTATGCCCGGCTTTCACGGCCAGGTGGTCATTGGTGTCCAAGGCCTTGAGGAACTCGACCTCCATGGGGTCCAGCCGTTCAAAGCCTACGACCTGCATGGCCCACCGCACCCGGTCGTTCCATATCTCGGAGGCGAACTCGGTGAAGCGGTCTTCGCCTATGGATATCCTCACGACACCCCCTTCAAATACTGCGCCATTAACAACGAGTCCCCGCCGCCTTTGCGTATTTTTATAGACGGGAACAGTCGCCGGCAAATGCAATCTGCCGCGGATTTAAGTTCGTCTGCTCCTTTGAGTCCAGCCGGAAGCATTTTCTTCTGCCATTCCTTGCTGTCAATAAAACTGTAGGGTACCTTGCGGCTTTCCAGGAATATCTGCGTGGCTTCCAAAGCCCGCATAGCGCTCAGGGTGGCATTGAACCGGGTGGGGTTGACCATGGGCCGTTCTATCCGGCATATGATGTCGGCGTCCAGGGGCACTTCCGCATTGAATGCTATGGTCAGGGCCGGCAGGTCCACACGGTTGATAAACTTCTTGGTCTTGGTATAGGAAAGTTCGTTCCTGACCGGAATAGAAAACCACCGGGCGCGGCCATTGTCCGAGAGGATGCCGATGCTGCCGCTGACCCCGTTGTCAATCCCGATGAAAACTCTCTCCACCAGAGGGGTCTCGATTATCACAGCGGTTCCTCCCCGACAGTCTTCGCCGCGGCCTTCGCCTTGGAGATAGCTTCCAGTGCCTTCATCATGTCCAGGCCTTCCTTGCGGGATTCCTTGGCCTTCTCTTTCACGTCGCCTATGGCTTTGTCCATGCTCATTTCTTTCCACGTCTTTGCGGCCGTGACGCGGACGTTGGTTGGCACCGGGAACTCCCGGGTCTCGAACTCGTAATGGAACTCCCCGGTCTTCTTGTCGTCCCAGACCTTGACCTTGACCACGCGCTGGTCGCGGTAGTTGTCGTCGAGCGCGACCTTCCGCAAGTATTTGGAGATCTTGGCGGCGTTCTTTATCGCGTCGTCTTGGCAGAACGATTTAATCTTTTCCTCGTCCTTGTTTTTTTCTTCGCCTTTTGACATTCTTTTTTCTCCGGCCAGATCACCCGGCTATTGAGCCAGCGCTTCGCTTCCCCGAGCAGGCGGAGCGCGATACGGTGTTCGTAGCTGGTGGGCAGGGTTACTATCAGCGCGGCGGCGAGGTTGACCAGTTTTATCTCGGGCGGTTCCGATACTGTCGTCTGAATTCTTATGATTTGCATACGCGCTCCCACGTTGCAGAGGATTACAGTTTGTTGGTGCCTTCGACCCCCCTGGCTTCTCTGTTTGACTTGCGCGCTGCAAGATGCCCTATCGCGTTCATAAGGCAGCTATACGCCTTCTGGTTCTCGTCACAAGGGAATTTCTCGTTTAGCCCTTGGATTATAATGGCCGCCGCATCAATCAACGTGTCCACCTGACAACCATTGACGCCTTTTTCTTTGATGGGTCCGTTCTGTATGGTGAACGATATTGAGTTCACGTCATGGCGGACGTACACAAAGTTTTTGGGTCGTATTTCTGCCTCAAACCACTTATAATCCATTCCACCGGAAGGATTGAACTTTTCAGGATACTTCTCCCGGAGTTCATCCATCACTACTACATCGAACCCGCCTATCGTTTTTACGTCTTTCAG